CCCAGAAATGGCAGACAACGTGATTATGTCTAAGGGTCTTGAAAGTGAGTTGTATAAAACTATTCAGATTATTGATGAAGATGCTTTGATGGCTGCTCTATATGAAGGAAAATTAACTGAAGAAGAAATAGAATTAATGTATCCAGAAAAAGTTGTTTGGGCTTTAATACTAAATAAGAACTAACTATGGCTGGATTACGTGGAAATGATGAGATAGAGGCAGCATTTGCTGACCTTGAATACATCCCTGGTTCTAAGAAAAAACGCAGAGAAATAGATCCAAAGGTTTCTCGCCGTAAAAGCGGTGAGAGTAATGGTTGGGATTCAAACCCCATCATTAAAACATTAGCGGGTAAAGAGACTCAGGTCTTCACTATCGGTGCATTAGCACAAGCGTTAGAGAAAACCATTGTCACAATCCGTTTATGGGAACGCAAGGGGTTTATTCCCCGTGCACCGTATAGGCTTAGGGCTAAGACTGTAAAAGGTCAAAAGACTGGTGGCAATAGGGTGTATACAAGAGAGTTAATTGAGTCTGCTGTTGAAGAATTCAACAAGCGTGGCTTGATAGGAACTGCTCGTGTAGAGTGGAACCAACACGAAGATCTAACCGATGCTTTACTAAAGCGTTGGAAAGAAACAACAAACCAAGAGAGCCAGTAGCGATTAATTTTGTACAGTGATACAAAGATCGCTCCGTGCCTCACTACCGAAAGAAGAAATAAATGCCAATAACAAAACCAACAGAGGCACATTCATCTACGGCTTCATCTATGTTAGATGAAGACAACGAGAATGCAATGCCTAAAGTAGGCACCACAGTTCAACAAGGCTGGGATGCTTTTGATTCACTTCTAAAGTCAGATAATCAAGGTGACTATCCAATTGACTTTAAATTTTCTGAGGAGCCAGTGCTTGTTAAGTTCCTTGAAGATCAACCATTTGCTTCATATGAACAACACTGGATTGAACGCCCAAAGGGTAAAAAATCTTTTGTTTGTCTAGGAACCAACTGTCCATTGTGCGATGTCTTAGGTGACAAACCTCGTGGAAAGTTTGCTTTTAATGTAGTTGTATTGACTGGTGAAGCACAAGGATTACAAATCTTAACTGCACCACCAACACTTGCTCGTTTGATTCGTAAGGCTCATGAAGATGAGCGCAAAGGACCTCTTTCAAAAGAGTTCTGGGAAGTTTCTCGCATGGGAACAGGACCTACAACGAACTTTACCCTCAACTTCGTTCGTGGTCGTGACCTTGTAGAGGAATGGAAGTTGAACGATGAACTCGTTCAAGAACTTGTAGCAGCCGCTGTTCCTTATACAGCAGAAGTAGTTCGAGAGACCCCTCGCTCCGAAATGCTAGAAGTTGCTCGTTCTGTAGCGTAATACGCTTCCACTGAGTAGGGACCTGTTTATTTCCGTTTTCAGGTCCCTATTCTCTAACCGAAAAGAGGGATGATGAACATAATTACAACAAAAGAACAACTAAAAGAATTAGTTGAGTTTTATTCAACAGTCAATGCTTTTGCATTTGACGTTGAAACTGTGGGTGAAAATAGAATTCAACCTGTAGTTAATGATGTGCTATGGATCTCATTAGCAACTGAAGGACGTAGTGATGTAATACCTATGGGACATCCTAACGGAGAGTTTTTACACTGGGATAAAGAAATGCTTCTTAGTGGTCAAAGAAAATTTGATGCAGGTAAGCCATTAAAAGATGAAGACTATTCAAAAAATCAAGCCAAATGGAAACCTGTATTTGATTTACCACCAGAGCAGTTACTTCCTGGAGATGTTTTTAAAGCATTAAAACCTTTGTTCTTTAGTGATAAATTAAAAATTGGTCACAATGTTAAATTTGATTTAAAATCTATAGCAAAATATTATCGAGGAGTAGTTCCATCTAAACCTTTCTTTGACACACTTATGGCTGCATTTGTTATAGATAGTCGTAACCGTATAAGTTTAAATCTTGCGGCTTGTGCTGAAAGAGAACTCAGTGTTAAAGTTGAAAAAGGAGTTGGAGCAGAGGTTGAGGCCCATGCTTTTAGTGTTGTAGCAAAGTATGCTGGTATTGATGCAGAGGTTACTTGGAATCTTTATAAAACTTTTTATCCAAAATTACAAAATGGATTAAAAAAAGTTTGGGATTTAGAAATGGATGTCATTGCTGCTTTATGTGATATGGAGTTAACTGGAGCCACAATAGATGTTAAAGAACTTACTGCTTTAAAAATAAGGTTAGAAAAAGATATAGATAATGCCAAAGCAAGAGCCTGGAAAATAACTGGAAAACCTTTTGCTATGAACTCTGTAAAAGAAAAACAAGAAGTATTGTTTTCTCCAAAACCAGAAGGTCGTGGAATTAAACCTAATTTAAAAGTTAAGATTGCTCTTACAGCAAGAGGACAAGCCGTTGCAGCAACAGATCCTGTTAACTTAACTATGAACCACTACTCTGTCTCTTCCGATGCTCTTGAGTTTTATAGAGCCAAAGATGAATTAGTAGATGCAATTTTAGAATATCAAGATTTAAATAAGTTAATGACTACTTATGTAATGCCTTATTTAGGTGGAGAAGTAACACGCACTACTATGGGTAAAGAAAAAGTTTTTGATAAGAAAAGTTTTTTAATTAATGGAAGAGTTCATACTAACTTCAAACCCCACGGAGCAGAGACTGGAAGATTCTCTAGTAGCGATCCAAACTTACAAAATATTCCTAGCGTAGGTGAATACGGAAAATTAATACGTAATCTATTTATTGCACCTGAAGGTCACAAGTTGGTGGTTGCCGATTACTCTCAGATTGAACCACGCATCATTGCATCTTTTTCTAACGATCCTATTATGGTTAAAAACTATTTAGATGGAGAAGACATATACACCACTATTGGAAACACAATGGGTGTAGATAGAAAGGCTGGCAAGGTTCTTGTTTTATCTATTGCATACGGTGTTGGTCCTGAAAAAATTGCTCAAAGTATTGGGTGTTCAGTTTCAGAGGCTAAAGATTTATTAAATAGATTTTCGGAACAATTTAATACTATTGGAAAATACAGAGCAAGAGTAATTAGACAATGTTTATCACAACGTCCAACTCCTTATGTGACCACTCTTTATGGAAGAAAACGTTACCTTCCAGACCTAAAAAGCACAGATAAAGGATTAAAATCTAGAGCAGAAAGACAAGCCTTTAATACAATTATTCAAGGATCTGCTGCAGATTTGATGAAATATGCAATGGTTAGGGCACATTCCTGTTTTGTTGATGAGCCAGGGGCTCAAGTAATTTTGACTGTACATGATGAATTAGTTACAGTTGCTCGTGAAGACATTGCAGAAGAGGTAGCCGAAGCAATTCGGGAATCAATGGAAGGTATAAAAATTCCAGAGATTACAGTTCCACTTATTGCTGATGTAAAAATAGTAAACAAATGGGGAGAAGCAAAATGAGTAACGCTGATTGGTGGTCTAAGCAACTAGGCGCATCGCCGCAACTTTCACAACAAAGACCTAATGATATTACAATGCCAGCATCACAACAACCTATGACAAGGTTTGAACCACCCGCACTACAACAACCTGTTACAAAAGCCCAAAGTATTAAACAAACACAATCTTGTCCAGACTGTGGTTCAGCAAACTATATGTCTCCTGCACAAAATATTGGTCTTAGATGCTATGACTGCGGGTATCCTTTACAACAATCAGGAAGTAAGTTTGGTTCTTTAACGGGAGCAAAGGTTGAAGGATCCGTAAAACCATCAACAGGAAATGACACTCAAAGCAACTGGAATCCACAGGGAATTATTGGACGTATTGATTAATGAATAAACCATTTAGTTCATCATTGTATACAGAAAATGATAATGCAAAAGAATTAATTATTAATTGGTTAAAATCAATGGGTTTTGAGGCCTGGGTTAATACTGATCAATATGGTATTGATATTGTTTATCACGATGAAACTGCAGTCTATCGTTATTGTGAAGTAGAAGTAAAACATAACTGGAAGGGTTCTGAGTTTCCTTTTAGCACAGTACATTTTCCAAAACGAAAATTAAAGTTTGCAAATGTTAATTCAATGTTTGCAATGTTAAATCATGAACGTACCCATGTTTTGTTAATTTCTGGACAACAGTTTATTGATGCTCCCATTATTCGTAAAGATACTATCTATACTAAAAATGAAGAGTTTATTGAGATAACAATACAAGATTGCAAAATTGTAAATTTAATGGAGGAGAGTAATGAATGATGAAGCAAAAAAAATTGTTGCACAACTCAACAAGAAATTCGGCAATAATGTGGTCGTCCTTGCTTCTGATATTAGGAGCGACCTTATTCCTCGTATTACCTCTGGTAGTACTACGTTGGATTATGTCCT